AGTGACAGCGTCGGCAATGGCCTTGGCCGCATTCTCGGCCGTCATCTTGTTGGAGACGGCCACCTGCACGCGGTCGGACCCGATGTAGAGGGAAATCGTCCCTGCCTCGGCGGCTGTGCCGGAGCAGGTTACCTTGCCGGTCGCAGCCGTGCCGGAGGCATCGGCCACGGGGATCACCACAAGTTGGCCAAAGCTGTCGACGCTTCGATAGGCTTCGACCATGCGGGTGATCATGGAACCGCGACCGAAGAGCTCCTTGGCCATTGCCGCAGTCGAAACGTAGACGGGCTTGCCGGCCTCGGCCTTCCCGCCTTCCAACATCTGGCCGATGAGAAGGGAGGCGGTCTGACTCGTCGGCGTTGCGGCCGCAGAGTTGTCCATCTCCGCATAAAAAAGCGGCACTCGAATGCCGCTCGGAATCGTGTTAAAACTCACGCTCATTTGAATTCCACCTTTAAGTGTGCTTCAGGTTTGCCGTCCGGCTTTCCTGTCGCGGAGGGTTCAATTTGATCGACGTCGACGTCCATGCCCTCAAAGTCTGGAAGCTCCTCAAGCTCGACCTTCTGGTACGTGTCGAAGAAGTCAAGGTAGGTCTCGTAGGAGAACTCGAACTGAAAGGCCAGCCGAGCATCGTCCATGTAGAGCAGGGATCCGCCCTGATAGACGATCTCCGAAAACTCATCCTTCGGCTCCTGATGCCATGAGAGCAGGGCCTTGAAGAGCTCAGGCCTAAGGCTGTCGAGTCTTGCCGTCGCCCCTTGGCCGCGGATGTCTGCAGCGTTGTCCACCAGTACGATCACGCCAAAGGTGTTGGTAATCGTCTGGTAATACGAGTTGACGCTTTCGTTGTCGGATGCGTCCTCTCGAAGCGGCACGACATAGGCCGCCGGCATCGGCGGGGCCTCCTCGACCGTCAGACCTGCCCATTCGGCCGCGCCGGCAAAGCGCCTTTGGAACGAAGGACACCTCTGGCGCAAGGCATTTATGATTGGAGTCAGGTTCATTTGATCGCTTCTCCAAGTGCTTCAGTCATTTCCGACTGGAAGGTTTTCGCATACATTTCGGCGGCCTCCGGAACGAAGTTCTTTCGAGGCGCCGCCACCTTCTTGCCGTACCGTTTCTTGTGGGCTCTGGCCTCCTGCTTGGTCTCCGAGTTGGGGCCTCGATGACCGTACACGACGAAGGCGGGGTAGTAGACCGGCATGGCATCCGTCTTCGTCGGAGCAATGCGAACCAAATAGCCATACCTCGACACCTTGACCTTGATTGACTGAGCCATCGTGCCCGTCTGCTTCCCAGGGAATTGCCCGGCTTCAGACACGGCCTGTCTGGAGATCAGCTTGCGAGCCAGCTTTCTGACCTCGTTCCCCGACTTGCGAAGAGGCTTCTTGAGCGCCTTGCCGTCGTAGTCGATCTTCTTAAAGCCAGGATCCACCGATACGCCTACCAGCATGATCAGATACCCCCTTTTCTTCGCAATCGATCACGGTGAAGCGGTCGACTCCGCCAAGATCAGCCACGCGCCTGATGAGATATGAAACCCCATCAATCGTCAGTGTGCTGGCGGTCATCAGATCCTGCGGCCGTGTCTTGCCTGCAATTCGTCGCACCGTCACGCGATGCGTCACAGTGCTTTCGACCTGCTTCGTACCGAAGTAGATGCCCGCTCCGACAACCTCGAGTTGTCCCCAAACCGTTACCTTCTTTTCCACCTGAGCAGTGAAGCCGGCGGAAGCGTCGGGAACGTGAGAGACGACAGAGATCGTGACGCGCCTATTCATCTTTCCAATCTCTGGCCGCTTCATTTCCAAGTCCTAAAAGGATCAAGCAATGCATGAAGTTTCGGCAAAGGCGTTACGGCACCTTCAACCGTGGCTTCACGATGCTCGTAGTAATGAGCGACCTGAATCAGAATCCATTGCCTGATCGCGGCGGGAACGTCGGAAGGTTCAGCGCCATAACCGGCCGTCCCTTCTCGCGAGATCAAGCCGCGCTGTAGCTCGTGCTCAGCCATCTGGGTAGCGGAGAGACACAAAGCCTCGATCAGCGCATCGTCAGCGGAGTGATCGACGCGGAGATGAAGCTTTACGTCCTCGAGCGTCACAGCTGACTTCGCCGTAGACGTGTCAATCATGACGCCTCCTTACTTAGGCCGTCGGGAGCGTGAGAGAGCCGCCGACGAGGGCCTTGGTACGTTCGACGCCGAAGCCGAGACGGCGTTCAGCACGGATCGTGACCAAGTTCTTCTGAACGTTGTCGCTGTCCTGTTCGAACAGTTCGACGGTCATGCCCTGCCGGTTCCAAAGCGTAGCGGCCTGCGTAAAGTCGCCGACGAGGAACTTGCCAGCGGTAATGGCTGGCGTCGTCCAGACCGGAAGGCCCCAGAGATACTTCGGAGCGACAGAAGCCGGATGACCGAGGTAGTAGTCACCAGAGGCATTCTTTTCCATCTGCATGTTCGTCCAGTCAGCCGGATTCAGAAGAATCACGTTCGGACGGAAGAAAGCCTGTTCGACCTTGGACTTGGCCATGAGGATGAGGTCAAAGGACGTCGGGTTCTTCGGGAGCTGAGCAAGCTTCGTGATGCCGTGATCGGTGAAGTTGCCTGCGGTAAGAATGCCGCTGAGGTTCTGACCCGTGCCGTTGCCAGTCACGAGCTGATCTTCGACGACGAGATCGATACCGTACACAAGACGCTGATTGATGTAGGCCACGAGAGCCGGAGCATCAGCCATCAGCTGCTTGGACACGCGAGCAAGATGAGCGATCGTCTTGATCGTGCCCGTCTTGGTCTCGACGGCGGTAGAACCATAAGGCTTCTGAGCGCCTTCAGCAACGAATGCCGCGCCGTTGACGTTCTCGGCTTCCTTTTCCTGGACGTATTCAAAAGCGTTCGTGGTAATCGGGAGCGTCGGGAAGAGACCTTCAATCGTGAGCGGACGGAAAGCACCAGCGAGGATGCCCGGACGACGGTACGCCTGAACGATGCCACCGGTCGGCGTCGTGATCGGATTGACCGCTTCCTTCTTGTCAAACGTTTCAACGAGTTCGACACGAGCCTTCTGGGCAGAGCCGTCGCGGAAGGCCTTGAAGCCGTCGGCATCGACGACGTTGTCGCCAGCCGTCTTAACTTCGGCTTCCTGCTTGGCAGCCACCCCCTTCTGCTGAAGTTCCATCAGCTGACGAGAAAGCTTCGTCTGCTCTTCACCGAGGCGCTTCAGCTCAGCAGCGTTCGACTTGCTGGTCTCGTCCATCTTGCCTTCGACACGGTCGAGGGCTTCCATCACTTGCTTGATTTCATCAGCCATAGTTTCACCTTTCATTTAGGAGAGAGAAAGCTCAAGCTTCTTGACTCGCTCGAGCAGTTGAGTTGCCATCTTTTCCTCTTCCTCAGACTCCCTCTGAGAAGCGAAAAGCTTCTTGGCTTTTGCGACGATGGACGTCGCGGTCGACTTAGAGAACCCGCCTGCCTCCCGCAGGAAGTTTTCAAAGTCACGAATGGTTTGAAGTTCGTCGATCTCTTCGGAGCGGATTTCGGAGACGCGAGCGTCGCCGTCCGCCGGGAAGTTCACGATGGAGATCTCATAGAGCTTGGAGACCGACTTGATGATGCGACCGCCGTCCTTCTTGCGCTCGTAGTCGCCTTCGGAAAGACGGAAGCCGATCGATAGCCCGTCAACAGTCCCGTGCTTCATGGCGGCCAGAATGGCGTCAGACTGAGGATTGCCTGGCGTCAGTTCCCCTTCAACCAACAGCCCCTTCTCGTCCTCAACCGCAGAGAGCCACTTACCTACCGGAAGCCCCCAGTCATGAGCGAAAAACATCTTCGGCATGCCGTTGTCGGCCAAGGTCTTCAGATATGCTCCCGGCAAAATCGTGTCGCCGTAACTGTCATTCCCGTTAAACGTCGAGGCATACCCCCTGAACTTACGGGTGTTGCCTTCGAATCTAAGCTCCACGCTTTCAAGTGGAAGACTTTTGAAAATCGTCATCATTGCCTCACTGGTGTTCCGTCTTTTGGAGAAGATCCGACGCGAGTCGCCTCACCCAACTTGTCAAGCGGGACCAGGTTCGATTGTGCTGTGAGCGCGTCACCTCCCTCCACGGGTGGGAGGTTCTCGAGACGGCGGATCTCGTTGCGGCTCATCGCACCGTTCTGTGCCATGGTTGAGTAGAACTGCGCTCGCTCCTGCGGCGTCGTGCGCAGGAAGCCGTCGAGTTTGAACTCGATCGTCATATCAACATCGGTGATGGGAATCAGGCGTCGGCTCAGCGCCT